GCTGTAAATAGCCCTAACAGGTAACTTTCTACCATCAAGACCAAGTAGATGGCCTCTCTGCTTAGCTACCTGCTCAACAGCATTCTTTAGACTGTTTAAAGCTGGTACCTTTTTAAGGAAGCTACTACGGAGCTTCTTACCGTGAGCTCTTTTTTCTTTTTGGTTAGCTTCCCCATCAGCTGTTATTTCTCCAAGAAGCTCATCACCAGCTCCGTATAAAAATGCATATATGAATCTTTTTGCATCTGAGCGTTTTTCCAAACCTGCTGCATGTTGGTTTTCAGTGTGTATATCACCTTCCAGCAAGACTTTAGTATACTTACCGTCATCATAACGAGCCATAAAATGAGCAAGGCATCTAAGTTCAAGTCCACTTGCATCAGCTCCAACTAACTTCCACCCCTTTCTAGGCACAAACAAGCCTCTACATTCAGCTCCATAAGGATTACCTACAGAAGGCACCTGAGCCATATTAGGTGAGCTGTGGGTCATTCTTCCTGTTACTGTACCAAGTGTATTTACATAACCGTGAATACGCCCATCTTTTTCTACCATCTTAAGCCAGCTATGATTGCCGTCAGCTATCTGGCCAAGTCTTTTACTTAGTGTTAGATACTCACTCAGCGTCTTAGCTTCTGGGTACTCAAGAGAATCTAAAACGCTTTCACTTACCTTAGGTTGTCCACCATCAGTAAACTCTTTAGGTTGCCACTCATACTTTTCTATAAGCTTCTTGTAGATATGCACACGGCTGTTAGGGTTGAAGGTTACATACTTAATCTTTTGATAAGTAGCTCCTTCAATGTAGCCGTAGCGACTATTGTTTCTTTTAGCTGTGTGAGGGTCACCATTAGGTTCTATCCAAGTTCCAAAGCTATCTATAAGTTCTTCCTCAAGCTCATTAGCTCGAGCAATAATAATAGCGTAAAGCTTCTCTGCTTCCTTATCATCAAAACCACACCCATTATCCATTTGTCTTTTAATTATCTTCATTGTATCGTGTTCAAGCTCTAAAGCTTCCTTGCTATAGTCCTTAGACATTAAGCGTTGGAACAGCTTAAGTGTTACCTTTACATCCAACCTACAGTAATCAGACATCTCTTTTGACCAACTCTGCCAGTCTGTGTCTTTGCCATAGTCTCCTTTATGCAACCCTAAACGCTGGCCGTAGGCCTCAAGGCTGTGTCTACCCATGAGTCTCTTATCAAGTCTGCCAGCCTTGATTAGCTTTTGGTCTAGTGGCCATATATTTGGATACACAAGTCTTGCAAATATAAGAGTATCTATAACCTTTTCAGGCTGATTAAATGTTGGATAAAACTTCTTAACAACAGGTATATCGTAGTCAATAATGTTGTGACCAACTATAAGGTCAGCCTTTTCTAAATGTTTAATTCCTTTCTTTACATCCTCAAGGTCATATGTATGTATCTTTCCATTCTTACTGTCATAAAGACTTAGTGTATGGACGGTTGATATCTCGGATAAATCAAGTCCATTAGTTTCGAGGTCGAATACAATATATCGCATATCTTAAACATCTCCCTCCACATCCTCCTTTGGTTCTCCAAAGTACTCTCTATATTGTCTTAAGTATTCCTCTTGGTTGAGCTTTTTACGCACTCCTAGCAGGCCATAGCCTGTTATATCTTGCCAAGCTGATTCCTCCCCCATATCACCTTCAGTAAGCCTAAAAATTTTATCTAAAACACGAGTAATTCCTAACATGTCAGTATACTGCTCGGGTTTAATGCCATCTGGATACAACACTTTAAGCACTTCCCCAGCCCTGCCAAAGCTATCTCCATATTGAGTCTGTTTGTCAGCTACTAATTCACCAATATCCATTCCAATTTGTTTAAAACTCGGGGTTGTTTCCAAAAATCTCTTTAACATCTTTTATTTCCTCCTCATCCTCTTGTATGTTTCTAAATTCTTTTAGTTCCTCATCCTCTAAAGCTGTTAATCTACCAGTCACTACATTGTATCTACAAGCATCTGCAAGTCCTGTCACTCCAAAAAGACGATTCTTTAAAACTCGAATGTTGCTTATGTTAGGTTCGTCTGCCTGTTGGTCTCTTTCGATAGCTATAATGTTATCTGAAAGTTGTTTGATTGAGCCCGAACCACGCAGTTGGTTAAGAGTTACTCTGCCTCCTTCTTCATGTGCTGACTTCTGACCTTGTGGCACTCTTAAGTGACTAATTAGAATCATTCCTACACCTGTATGCTCTACAATACTTCTTAAGTTTGTCATTAGGTTATCTATAGTTCTTCGTTCGTCACCATCAGTGATTCCACTTACTACTATTGAGATATGGTCAAGAACAATAAAGTCACACTCCAATCCACTTGCAAGATACTTAATCTTTGCCATTAAGTTTTCTGCTTCTAGACTTCCAAAGTGGTCATAGAAATACATGTTATCGTTACCTAAGACTTTATCTCGACTTACTTCGAAGTCCTCAGGCTGTACAATAGACTTGTCTATGAACAGGTCACCCATTGGAACTTCAAGGTCAATGGCCATGAAACCTAAAGCTGACTTCTTAACTGACTCCTCAAGAGCTACATGTCCAATCCTTAGGTCATGTTCAGTTGCAAGTTGAAAAGCTACTTCACGAGCTAGTGTTGATTTACCAGCTCCAGTTCCTGCTGTTAATGTTGTTAGTTCTCCTTTTCTCAGTCTTTTTAACATTTCGTTTAGGGCTGGATATGAAAGGTCATAGCCTTCTACATCCTCCTCACTGAGCAGGTATTCAAGAGTTAACTCAGAGCCTGCTATAATGCCATCTGGTCTGTATACCTTAGCGTTGAAGATAGCTGGAGCTATATCTCCCATCTTACCAGATGTGAGCATCTCATTAGCATCCTTATAGGGAGCAAAGTTAGCCACCTTAGCTTTTCCTGTCTTAATCAAGGGAGCACATTCAGCTACTGCATCACGCCCCTGCTGGTCACCATCAAAAGCAAATACAACTTCTTCAAAACCTTCTATAAATTCTAGATTGTGTTTAATATATTTCTTAGCACTCGGAGCCCCATTAGGAACACTAACTACAGGCCAGTTCAAATTGAACACTTGAGCTATGGTCATTGCATCAATCTCACCTTCAGTAATCACAAGTCTTTTACCTGTGCTCCATAGATGCTGACCAAATAGTTGTATTCTTGAGGAATCCCCAAGCCAACTAAATTTCTTATCTCTGGTTCTTAGGTGCTGAGCTACTCTGTTACCATCTTTGTCATGGTAGTTAGCTATTTGTGCAATAGCTCCATCGCCTTTAGTGCCGTAGCTGTAGTCAAACTTATGGCAGGTTTCTTCCTTAATTCTACGCTTTCCTAAAGCTTTAAATTGTTGGTTTGTTATCAATCCTTTTACCCTCCTCTTTTTGTTTCTCCAGTCTGTACTGTCTGAATCGTCTGGAGGAAACCATGTCTTACAACTCCAGCAGTAAGCACTGCCATTACTATACACAGCCTTTGCATCTGAGGAGCCACAAGCTTCACAGCTAGTGTGCCTAAGGAACACGCTCTCCTCCGTTTTATTCATTTATTTACTCCTCCTCATATTTACCATTTAATATGTTACTTACTGAAGCCTGTGAGATACCAATCAACAGAGCTATCTCATGTTGTCTGAATCCAAAATCATATAACTTATTTACTGTTGAGATATATTTGGTCATTTCTTTTTGTGCACCACCTTATCACTCAGAGTGATGTTCTTTTTCGGTTCCTTAAGCCACTCATTAGGTATTCTTTTTTCAGCCCACTTAAAGCCTTTCTTTTCAGCCCAGTCTGCATAGGTTGTTTTGCTTCCCTTGTAGATAGGATTCTTAGCACGCTGAAAGACAAACCTAATGTCCAGCTTAGGGTGCTGAGTTTGCACATATTCATGTTTCTGTCTAGTCTTTACTGTGAGTCTACCTTTAGCTTCTATAATGATTCCGTTGGGCAGTACGAAGTCTGGTGTGTATGTACGGGGCTTAGCTGGTTGTTCAAACTTAATCTTTAACCTTTCATACTCAAAAGGAACACCTTTAGTGTACAGTTCTTTACCAATACGCTCCTCGAATCTACTGCGACATTTATTCCTAAATGAAGAAAATCCCCCAGCCTTTTCAGACTGAGGTTTTTTGTTTTTAGCCATGTATTAACCTCCGAGTTTAATTAGTTTTTAAAAATCTGCTTCTGAAACATCAAAGCCATCATCACCACCATTGAAGTCATCTTCGTTATCTGTATCACCTCCAGATTCAGACGATGTATAAACATTTGAATCAAAGCCATCATCAACTTCGCCGAAGCCATAGAACGAGCTGTCGGAACCTCTTTCGACAAGCTCAATGACCTGCACAGCATTCAGTTGCATACTGACTCCAGCCATCTTAGTGCTGGCCATGTAGTAAGCCCGTGGAGTAAAGTTGATTCGCATTTTAGAGCCACCATAAATGTTGACTTCCTTAGGATTTATCACATTGCCTTTTCCGTCAAATAAATCTGGAGTAAGTGTGATATCTCCGTTCTTAGTGTTAATGATATGCTTCATCTTAAATTTAATCTCAACCATTCCAGTTTCTTCACCATCGCTGTCATATTCCTTTTCATAGGCAGGCTTAACGATAATCTTATCAATATCTTGAGGCTTATTTTTTCGAAGGTCTGCTTTAGCTTGAGCTACAGACTTCTCTACCATTTCATCAAGTCTTGCTAAGAACTCCTCATGCTTCTCAGGGTCAAGTGCTAATTGAACTCTGTATACACCTTGAGGGTCAAACTTTGTGTCGGGTTTATTTAGCCACGGGTACTTTGCTACACCTACAGGGGTTGTCAGTCTTACTCTTTTCTTTTTAGCCATTATTAATCTCCTCCATTATTTGTTTTTTAGCCGTCTGTATTCGACATTCATTACAGCTACCTTGGCATTCTTCTGAACCTTCTTGAGCTGGGTCGAAGCAATAACCACAATTACTAGTTAGTACCAATCGTGTCAGGATTTCTTCTAGCTTTTCTTCAGGGTCTTTGTAAAGTTCAACCATTCTAAAAAGCCTAAGTGTTGTCACTAGTTCACCACGAGTTTGTCTTTCAAGAAATAACTTATAACCACCATTCTTTACTTTTTCACTTGTTATATCTATAACTGTATAAATCTTTTTTGTTAGTTTGCATTTTACCTTAGTTTTGCCAATAACAATATCTTCAGGTCTTAAATCTTTCATCTTTTTTTACATCCCCTCCTCGGTTAAATTCTCACTATAAAAAATATGAATTTTTAAAGCTTCATCAATTAAGTCAAAGGTTATAACACTTCTATCTGAAATATCTCTCCACTCATACTTTAGGCCTGTTGTTTTACATATGTGTATCAAGCTATTCTTCAACAACACTGCATCGCTACGGTTTCTTTCTTCACAGCTATTATGTAACCACAAGTCACTACTCATTTCGTTACTACTGGTTGCTAAAAGTTTTATCAACTCTGTAACTTCTTGTACATTTTGCATCTTTCTCCACCCTCCTCTTTTTTAAAGTTTTAGTTTTTCTCTTTTAGTGGGGGACTAAAAACCATTCTTGATGATATCCCTTGCTATCACTCGGTTCTCCTTAGTATCTCTCATAACTACTCCATAAGCATCTATAATGTATTTATCAAGTGGTTTAACCTTGTCGTTTTTTGTCATTCAATGTCACCTCCTTTCTGTATAAGATGTCGAAACTTGACAGCTAGTTGAATGGTTTTAGGCAAAGAAATACAAGGAATCCCCTACTTTGTCTAGGTCTAGCTGTCCTTTAGCTGGAACTTGTGGCAACTTTTCTCTTAACTCATCTGGTATCTGGTTGGCTACATCCTGTGCGAAGTTCTCAAGTACATCAAAGTGTTTATACTGGTTAACAAACTCTGCTCTTAGGTGCTCATGTAGCTTGTCTGTATCGCAAGCGTGGGTTCCGTAGCTATCATGTATCATTGCAAAGTCATTAACTCCATCAGCTTTACACGTGTTAACTGTAAGCATCAAGTGGCTGGCATCCATACTATGTACAAAGTTAGGACTAATACCAGCTGTTTGCTTGCGTGTGTTAAGCTTATTGAGGTCTTGCTGTACGCTTAGTCTTACCCGTGTCTTAGCTGAGCCCCAGAAGGTTTCAACGCGTTTTGTTTTTTGTTTTTTGTAGTCCTGATAGGGTCTGAAGCCTGCTGGAGTTTCCCAGAAGAATGAGACCTTAGCTTCATTAGCAACCTTAACTACATCCTTGAGCCAGTCCATAACTCTACTTGCAGAATATACAACTTCTCCAAGACTTTCTTCAATCTTCTTTGCAAGATAGTAGCTAGCTTGATAGTTATCTATATGGTCTCCAAGGTAGCTCCCACCTTCATCAAGGTCTGTTACAACTTCTTGAATCTGTTCTCGCATACCAATTGGAGTGACTCCATAAGGCATAGTCATAACTGGCCTCTTAACTATCTTTCTGGTTATTTTGCCTACCCAGCTCTGGGCAATAACTTTGTCCTTGTTGTCTGGGTCTACTGCTTCACGCTTGATAATATCTTCGGCTCTATCAGCGACTCTCTGGTATACATCCTGTGGAACCTCAGCAGGCATTAAATTAACTGCTTCCCCTGCTCTGGTGTCCTTCAGCATACCAGCGAAGTTCTGGATACCGTTACAGCTTCCATCCATAGCGATAGGCAGGTGGCTCTCATAGCTCACACCTTCTGTTATGTATCCAAGGTACTCAAAACAAGCACTTAAGAAAGCCCAAGGGTCATCAGCATCCTCCCAGAATCTGTTGACAAATGGGTCTTTTGCACTAGCTAAGATTTCAAAGCTGTTATCTTCAGTCCACTTTACACGGTCTTCAAAACTTATCTTGTCTTCTCCGAAGGAGTTCGCAAGGTGAACCTTAAGCCAGTAAGCACCTCGTTTACTGAGTGGTTTACCCTCTGCAAACTGTAGCAAGGCCTTACCCACATCATCAGCCTGTGGGTTAATGTGCTTCTGTATTGGATATACTCTGCCTCTCCAGTCAAGTATGTACACAAAGAAAATTTCTTCTTCATCCTTGAACTTGTCAGCTACCCAAAGTTTTCGAATAAACTGAATCCTTTTACTTTTGTTTTTTACCCGTCTGTTATAGACATCTCTGGCCTTGTTCTTCCAGTCAGTTACTATCTCAGGATTCTTTTCTTTATAATCTTTGAACTCTGCATCGCTTAAGATGCCCCAAGGTGTAGCTGGTACAGGTTCTTCCTGTTCTGTAGGTATCCCACCAAGGCCATTATCCATCTCCCAAGCTTTCTCCATAACTTCCAAGATTCTTTTGTTTATAACCCACCGTGTCTTTTGAAGGCTATTTACTGCCTTATAGATACGGCTCATATCTGCCTTAGGAGCTTCTAGCAGGTCTATAGCATCATGGTTGTAAGTCTTAACTAACTTCACCTTCAAGTTACTGTCGCTAGTTAGATAACCACCCGAGTAAGGATTCTTCCAGTCTACTGGTGTAACTATCATAGGGAGAAACTCTGGATGCAGTAACTCACATCTAGTGTTCTGGTCTTCAATCCATTCCTTCGCTTTTTCGGTAGCATCTAACATCCAGCTACTGTCTTGCATTCGCTTTCTTTTTACAAAGCCTGTAGCTTCTATGAACAACTCAATAAGCTTAGTTCCGATGTAGGTTCTATCTATTAGGTCAAAGTCAGTATCCTCAATGTTCAGCTTACGCTTAGCTCTCATTATAACAGTCTTACGGTGGCCCATGTGCATTGTTCGACCATTAAGGTTCCTTTCAACAGCCTTAAGGTAATTAGGAGCCTCCGCCTTGAACTTAACATACTCATGGTGAGTAATAAGAGCATCAGCAAGGTTGATTGCTACACTCTGGAGCATCATAGCCTCACTCATTACTCCAAGACAGCTTCTAGCTGTTATATATGCTATCTCATAACTGTCAATAAGTCTTAAGAACTTCTTAGTGTTCTGAGTTCGTGGGCCACCTCTGGACGGTTGTTTTAG